GAGGCGCTTGCGCAGCACGCCTGCCCCGATATCCACATCCATCCAGCCGGCGTAGTCCTGCCCGTTGACGGCCAACGTCACGATTCCACGATCCGCCATCACGACCTCGCCACTTGCAAGTCGACCGCCGGCACGAAGCCGGCATGCCGAATACGATTCCGGGAAACGATCTCGGTGCCACGCGATGCGTCTCCGTAGAGGCGGTAGGCCAGCACCAGCGCCGGCACCGTTGCGGCGGGCGTCTCGGTCCGCAGCCTGACGCCGGCACGCGCTACCGCCGAGAGGTGAGCATTCACGGCCTGCCGCGCTGCATCGAGCGTGTCATAGTGGCTCAATGGTGAATACAGGGCGTACTGGAAGACTGCTTCGGCCAAGTCATCCCTGGCGGCCGCGATGTCATCTGCGACCGGGACCTCTGCTGGCGTCGTCACGGTGGCCGCCTGCGTATCCAAACTGGGCGTAGCGCTCGCCGTGACAGCCGGTGCCGGGATCGGAACAGCCGCGGCATCGAGCATGCCGTTATAGGTCGCAGCATCTTGCATCAATCCCACCAGGGCGCTCTGTACACCCTGCGCATCCTGCCCACCGGAGACGGGGGCCTGGGCGAGCGACGTGATCGCCGCCCCACTGCTCGACACCGAGCTAATGGAACTGCCGAAGCTGCTAAACGGCCGTTCCAAATCTGCCAGCGCCGAGAAGACCGTCGCTCCAAAGGAAGACGGAGCGTTCATCAGCGAATCGACCATCGCGCTCGTGGACGAGAACAGGGAGGACAACGGCTTGATGTAGCTATTGACCGCACCGTACACAGCCGTCACGTTCGCCTGGATGGCCGCCACCTTTACCCTGGCCATGTTCACCGCTGCCATCGCGTCAGAGAACCGGCTGAGTGCAGAATCCTTGACCGACTTTGCAGACGTCTGCACCTGCTGCGCGGTGTTGGCCGTCGCGATGGGGAAGCCGAGTTCGCCCGCTTCCACAAAGACCAGCTCGAAGCGCACCACTCCGCCCTCGTCCCAACTATGGCTAGCCGTACAGTCGCTGGTGGCCGTCACCTTCATCCGCCCGTACCAAGGATGGATGAGCTCCCCCTCGCCCGGCTTGTCCAGCACAGCCAAGAGGGCGTCGCGCTCCTCCAGGCACGCTGGACCGATCACGAACGCAACAAAGCGGATGGTCCGCGTCTTGCGCCCCATATCCTCCACGCGGGGCTTGTCCTTGCCTGGATACTCGAACACCACCACATCACGGCCGACCGGCGATGTCTCCGTATTGACACGGAATGGGACGCCTCGGAAGGAGGCCGGCTTGAGCCGTTTTTTCCAATCACTCATCAGTTCCGTCCCAATGTTCTATAGCCGACCTTCGGCGTGATGTTCAGACCTGCCTGGTTGGACTGGCCGCTGTCAACGCGCATGCCCGCTGGCGCATCTTCGAACCGCACCACCATCTCACCTCTCATGTTCGCGGTCGCGCCAGCACGCCCTGCACCAGCAATGAGCTGCTGCCGCCAGCCTGCGGGACCGCCGCCTGCGAGCGGAGGTGCATCGCCGGAGCCGGCCCCATCGCCCGCCGCCGTCACTCTCGGGAAAACACCAGGTGCACCGGAGGGAGCACCACCAGGGCCACCGGCCACGACCGGCACCTTGCGGCTGAACACGAAATTGAAACCATCGATCAAGGGCTGTACATAGGGCTGGATGCGATCCCACATCTTCCGGAACCAATCAACGATGGGCTCCCAGTTCTTGATGATCATGCCCAGCGGCGTGAAGCTGAACACCGTCTTGATAAACTCCCATCCAGCAGCGAAGCCCGATTTGACGACATCCCACATCTGGCTGAAGAACGGCCCGACTGACCGCCAATTGGCGATCAGGAAGCCGGCCGCCAATGCGATGAGACGCACGGCAATGCCGATAGGAGTCAGATTCGAGACAGCCAAGAACAGCTTCGTGGCCATCGTTGCACCCAGCACCGCGATACGCAGACCGATGAAGCCGACTGCAGCGCCCACAAGTCCCTTGATCAGCCAGGGATTAGCTGCCGCCATGGAGGCGATCCCATCTGTGATCGGGCCGGCAACCGCCAGCAAGCTATTGAGCGGCGGCAGCATCACGTTGCCGACGTTGATACCAAGCGCAATCACCCGGTTGGTGAAGAGCTGGATGTTGTTCGCCGTGGTTGCTGCCCGCGCCGCATACTCCTGATTCATGGAGTTGGCGAACTTGGTGGCATCCGTGACCTTGTCCAGGTTCTCCTTCAGCTTGTCCAGATTCGTCAGCATCGGCGCGATGGCCTCAATCGACTCCCGGCCGAAGAGCTGCTGCAACACTGAAGCCTGCTTTGGTTTATCGACCTTGCTGACTGCCGTCAGCACCCGCAGCATCGTCCCCTGTGCATCTTTCTGCATGTCCACGGCCAGCTTCTTGGCATCGAGCCGCAGAGCCTTGAAGGTCTGCTGCTGTTGCTTCGTGGCCGAGGCCCCGGCCGTCAAGGTCAGGAAGAAGTTCTTCATGCCGGTGGCCGCGACATCCTCCTGGATGCCGACACCCGCCAGCGTGGCACCCATGGCTGCGATCTGCCCCGAGGCCAGGCCCGCCACCTCGGCCAGTGGGCCGATGCGCGTCACGATGGCCGAGATCTGCTTGGCCTTCGCGGGACCGGTGTTGCCGAGATAGTTGATCTTGTCGGACAGCGCGACCACCTCATCCTGCGTCATCCGGAAGGAGGTGCGCCACTTCGCCATCATCTCGCCGGCCTCGGTGGCGGTCTGGTCAAAGGCCACGCCCATCTTGACCGCATCCTCGGCGAAGCGAGGCAATTCACTGCGATCAAAACCAGCCTGGCCACCAGCTGCCACGATGGCTGCGATGTCCTTCGCAGCCATCGGCAGCCGCCGCGACATCTGCAGCACCTCCTGGTTCATCTGCTTGAACTGGGCCGGCGTATCGAAGTTGACCACCTTCTTGACGTCAGCCATCACCGATTCAAAGTCGATAGCAGACTTCGTTGCCGCGATCATGGTGGCGGCGAAGGCCCCGCCCTGCACCAGCTCGCCCAGCGAGATCTTCTCGCCCAGGCTGCTCGATGTCAGCTGCTTCCGGAACGATGCGACGTTCTTCCGAATGCCGGCCAGCGTCGGAGAGAGCTTGTCGACGCCGGTAATCAGCGCCTTCAACTGAAATTTATCTGCCATCCCTATCTCTCATTTGCTCAATACGCCAGGCCTGAGACCGATGCTCCATCAACTGGGATATCGTTCGCTCCAACTCGATCTCAGGATCGACCTGCCAGAACCACGCGCACTCGTAAGCGATATCGATCAGCTCGCTTGCGTCTCGGAAGTCCCACCCAAGAAAAAACCTGCGATGGCCCAGTACAGGGAGTTGATCTCGCGTGCCGACAGTTCGTCGAGCGATTCCTGATCCTTGCCGGAGCAGTGCAACAGATACTTTGAGGCCGCGTCCGTGTTGATGGTCATGGAACCGTCCGGAGAGACCCAGTAAGGCAATGCTTTGACCTCCCGCGTGAACTTGCCGCCCGGCTCCTTCAGATCGAACGGCAGCTGCACCTCTTCCTCGCTCTCCTGGCCGAGGAAGAAGCCTGCGACTTCCCAGTACAGCTGGTTGCGATCCACTGCCGCCAGTTGGTCGACCGAGGATTGCGGAATCGCCGCGCAGGCCACCAACAGCCGGGAGGCCGCCTCGGTATTGATCGCCATGGCGTTGTCGCCGGCCATCCAGTACGGCAAGGCGCGAGCTGCTCGGATCTGCTGCCCGGTCGGCGACTTCAGGGTGATTTCAGTGAGCTCCTGGCCATGGGCCATGATTGGCTTGGAGAGCTTCATTGCCAGGTCCCCTTGATGCCGTGGAATTCGAGGCCGGCCTTTGCGTCGTCGCCGGACGTGGTCGGGTCGCCCACCAGATAAGCACCGGTCAGCACGTAGGTCTTCCCGTTCTTGAATTCGCAGGTCACCGTCATGTTGGTGCCCTCGGCCAGCTTGGCTCGTGGGAAGTTCGGCGTATCGACCGCATCGCATTTGATGTACGGCGTGCGCTCCTTTTCCGAGAAGTAGCCCGGCACCACCGTCTCGCGCGTGGTATCCGTGAGCGGGGCCTCGCAGCCACCGCTGACCACGAGCTGGTCACCGTCGACCTTGATGTAGCAATCGCCTGCTGTTTTTTGTCCCATAGGATTCTCCAAATGAAGCGACCCGGACTAGCCGGGCCGATAAGGGTTGATCGAGGATGCTTACGCCGTTTCCGCGTACTGCAGGCGGAATTGGTTGAGCAGCGCGAAGATCCGCAGCTGGTTCACGTAGTCCGGCGGGAACAGCACGTTGAGACGATTCGGATTGTTTGCATCGCGCTCCACGATCAGATACTTCGCAAACAGTGCCGAGTTCTCCACCAGGCCGTCCGCCTCCATGCGCTGGTACTCTCCGACGAGCTCATTGCGAATCACCGATGGCGTCACGATGGCGTCACCCGGCCCGTATTTGGTACCGTCATTGGCCAGCTTGTGGCGACCGTATTTGCTGGTGATGATCGACTGCAGGCGGCGCATCACCGTCCCGCTGATATGCATCGTCTCCGAGTCGTAATACGAATCGTCAGGCTGGCCGTAGCTGTTGCGCTGGTAAGTCGTACGCGCACGCTCGATCTGGACTGCGGAGCCGGCATACTTCTGCGTCGCGATACCGTTCTTCAGCAAGGCGCTGCGCTCCTGGTAGACGAAGCGCTCACCCGACGGCGCTGGCGTGGAGCCGACCAGTTCACCGGTTTGCGTGGGGCGCGCCGGATCTGCCGAAATGAACGCTGCCTGACGCGCCGTGTAAGCGGCCACGTCGTCCCAGCTCAAATCAGGCTTGGTCGGTTCGAAGCCCTCGATGGTCATGTGCGCATCGTTGCGATCCTTCCCGAAGGCCGACAGCTGGCCCATCGTGCCACGGCGGCCGGTGTGGCTCATCGCGTTCATGGACGAGGAGGGGGCGCGCTTCGGCGCGACGCTCTTCGGCAGCCGGGCGTTCGTCGGCGACGACATCGGCGCGATGCTCGAGCTCGTCGACGACACCGGGGTGTCGGTCGCCGATGCGATGACGGCTGCCGGGTTCGACCCAGACCGGGTCGGCGACGCGCGCGGCGCCGATCGGATCGGCGCGTACGTCGAGCTGCACATCGAGCAGGGGCCGGTGCTCGAGGCAG